GTACCGCGAGTTTATGAAGCGGGTACCGAAAAGTAGTTATGTAAAGAATGCTCCGTCTGTTCGTGTTACATCAACTGATGATCTTAAAGCTGTGTTCCGTAAAGCATCAACAGATTTGTTGGGTTACGAGGTTGATGACGCAACTGCTCAAAGTTTTGCTCAATCGTACCGTCAAATGGAAGTTGCTGAAGGGCGCAAACAGGCTGCTGGTGGCGTGTATGAGGCGGCTGCTGCACCTTCGACTGTTGCCGAGCAACAGATTCTTCAACAGTTCAAACCTGAAGCACAAAGTTTTGCCGCTGGTAATTATGCGCAAATCATGGATGCCCGTATCAAAGAACTGGGGGCGTGATGGCTGAGAAATCTGCGTTTGAAATTCTTAAAGAAGCAAAACAAAAGTTTTATGCTCCACCGATGGCCCCGTTAAATTGGCAGAAACCTGCGACTGTTCGAGTTGGTGCGTTTGATTTAACAGAAAAAGAAATTGATGAACTTATCGCGGAATTTGAATCATCTGCGCCTAAGGATGTTAAGTCGGGTAAAAATAAAGGTTTAGAAATAACTTTTTTGACTAACGCTGTTAATAAACTTTTAAGCACCACCGATATCTCGATTGCTGCACGTGATTACGAGTCAGCGCGAAAAAGATTACAGTATTTACAGAGTGTTACTTCCAGAATTTTGTCGGATGGTTCGCTTGTTTATTTTGTACAGGATGGTGAACGTACTGCGAATTACACGCCAGAAGCTTACAACAAACTTGTGTCTGATGCTGAAGCAGCAGTTAAAGCACTTGAACCAAAAGCCACGACAGCGTTGCAAGGGTTTGGTCCTACTGCAAAAACATATCCGAACACCCCTGAAGGCAAACTTCAACAGCAACGCGATCTTATCGTACAGGCTCTTGCTGTACAGAACGAACGTTTAGCAAACCCAATTACGTCAAAGCTAAACAAAAACAGCATTGTTAAGGAAATAAATAAATTAAATCAAGATTTAGTAAACATTGATAAACAAATATCGTCGCCAGGCACAACAACGACTACGCCAACGACTATGCCTGCCACCACGCCGACGACTACGCCAGGCACTACCCCAACCACAACAACGGCAACTACGACCGCACCGGCGGCTACAACCACGACCCAACCCGTTGCTGGCGTAAAGGTTTATACGCCTGAAGAAGTTAAATCAATGTTGACGGCTACACCGGTTGCTGGTGGTGGCACAACAGGTGGCGGTGCTAAACAAACTGTTGTTATTACTAAGGCTCAGGTTGATGCAAAACTTGTTGAATTGGGTTTGGAAGATACACCGGCGAATCGCAAAACTGCTCGACAAGCATTGAAAGCAGGTAAGCCTGCGGCGGAAGATACTTCGTGGGAACCTATATTCAAAGAAAATTACCCGCAATATAATTGGATGTTTACCGACTTGGATCGCGTTAAATATGCTGATGTGTTTGACTTATTCAAAGCGGCGGTTCAAACAAAATTAACTAATGAAGAATTTGATCGACGCTATATTGGTACTTCTTTTTACCGCGAACTTGCAACTAGTAAAAAAGGTCGAGAGTTATCTGCTGCTATTGGTAACTTTACTTGGGGTTCTGGTCAGTTGGCGAAGTTTTTGACAAAAGCCACACAGTTCGGTTATGAGGGCGAAAACCTTAAACAGCAAGCATATAAAGAACTGTTTAGCAAGGTTGATGGCAAGTATGTTAATGATCTTGCAATTAAAGAGGTTCGTGCTTCGTCTCCATATTTGGCGTTAAAGAAAATTGGTACACAGTATTTGACCGCGTTTAACGATCAGACTGTCGAGGATGCTTTGGCTGGTGGTATGACCGCTGATGATTTGTTGCGCAAATCGCGTGAACTCGCAAAAGCCATGTACCCGCATTTGAAAGACAGTATTGATGCCGGTGTGACATTGGAAGATTTGGCTACTAACTATAAGCAGATTGCTGCCCGTACTTTGGAACTTGATCCGTCGCAGGTTGATATGGGCCTTAAATTTAATGAGGCTTTGAACTATACGAAAGATGGTGCGCCTCGTATGTTGTCTTTGTCTGAGTGGGAGACTGAGTTGCGTACTAACGATAAGTACAAGTATTCGTTTACTAAGCAGGCTAATCAGGATGCTACGAGTATTGGTTTGGCTATTGCTCGTGCGTTTGGAAAGGTTCAATAATGTCTGATGTAGGTAGTTTCACTTTTCCTGATCTTGGTATTGAGCCTCTTACACCTGAGCAGTTGGCTGCGGTTGATCCTGCACAGTTGGCTGCGGTTGAAACAGCGTTAAATATCCCTGGTTCGGAACGAGTAGTTCAACCTGCGCAACAACCTGTTACGCCCACAACTGTTATCACGGATGCTGTAACAAAAGATACAACCACAACAACAACTACTGGTACAGGTTTTGAAACACGCGCAGATGCACGTAACACTATTCGAGCAGTATTAGCAAGTTATGGTCTAGGTGAATTATCTGACTTTTTGTACAGCGTTTATGCTCGCGGCGAAGTAGATGTTAATAACCCTGACGCACTTGTTTTTGCGTTGCGTGAACAACCGGCATACCAGAAACGGTTTGCTGCGAACGCCGCTAGAGCCAAGAAAGGTTTAGCCGAACTGGACCCAGCATCCTATTTGCAACTAGAAAACAGTTACCGTCAACTCCTACAATCGAACGGTTTGCCGCCAGGTTTCTACGATCAGACAGAAGATTTCACCGCACTACTTGAAGGCGACGTATCACCACAAGAATTGCAGACCCGTGTACAGGAAGGTTTCCGAGCTGTACAGGATGCTGACCCTGAGGTTAAACGTCAGATGCAAGAATTGTATGGTGTGAACGAAGCGGGTTTGGCCGCATACTTTTTGGACCCTGCAAAAGCCGCACCGATTTTGACCCGTCAGGCTGAGGCTGCCAAGATTGCGGCACGAGCCAAAGAACAGGGCCGACTTCAGTTGGGTGCTGCTACTGCTGAGGAGATCGCTGCTCGTGGCATTTCGGCACAGCAAGCGCAAGCAGGGTTTACCGAGTTGGGTTTGCAAGAAGGTTTGTACACCGAGATGATGGGTGAGCAGGCTTTGACACAACAAGAAAAAGTTGGTGCCGCATTGGGTTACGATGTTGAAGCGCAACGTAAACTTGCTGAACGCCGAGGTATCCGTAAAGCAGCGTTTCAGGGTGGTGGATCGTTCGCTAAAACTACTGGTGCGACATCCGGTACCGTTCAAACAGGTTTGGGTGTAGCCGAATAATCTAAACACTTGACAACCACTCAGGGTGGTGATACAGTCACAGGTATCCCCTTTGGGGATAACCGTCGGACCCCCCGAGTTCGGTGTGTACAACAGGGTGAGATTGCAGCCATTTGGACTCCTCTAGTCCAAGTGTGGGCAGAAAGAGTGGGTCATGTCAGATACGAACTACGAGTTTGAGGAAGACGCAAAGGACCAGGTAGAACGGAATCCAGTACGTCAACAGCTTCGAAATCTTGAAGCCAAGAATAAAGAACTGGAAGCCAAACTGTTACAAGCTACAGAGGCGCAACGCAAGTTGGCATTTGTGGAAGCGGGCGTTGATTTGAACGCTCCGGTTTCACGCTACTTCGTTAAAGCCTATGACGGCGAAATGACAGCAGACGCAATCCGCCAAGCCGCACAGGAAGCAAATCTCATCGCAGGTACGCAACCGAAAGCCGAAATTCAAGCCGAACAAAAAGCTTGGGATAGGGTTTCGAAAGCAAAAAGTTTCGGTGAGTCTGTTGATCCTGAAGTGGATTGGAACGCCAAAATCCGTAACGCAAAATCTCAAGACGAAGTTATGCAACTGCTGGCTCAGGTTAATCAACAACAAAACATCTAGCCTCAAAGCAAGTCTTTGGGGAGAAAGACCCTAAAGGTCATGGCATATACACAACAAAGTTCATTATCAGTCGATCAGGCGGCGTTTGACCAGATCGCGTATTTCGCGCTCCGTTCAGAAATGCTTTTTGACGCAGCAGCAGACGTACAGCCTGTCGCTCAGTCAATGCCTGGAACATCGGTTGCGTTCACGATTTTCTCGGAACTCAGCGATGCAACAGCAACACTCAGCGAAACAGTTGATGTCACCGCAGTAGCGATGGCAGACAGCCAAGTAACTGTCACCCTTGCCGAATACGGCAACACAATCAATACTACAGCCAAACTTCGTGGAACTTCGTTCCTTGACGTTGATGCTGTCGCAGCAAACCTCATTGGTTACAACGCAGGATCGTCAATCGATACTGTTGTCGCCAACGTTTTGAAGGCTGCAACGAACGTGATTTACGGTGGTGGCGGTGCAACAACTCCAACATCAAACGCAACAGTTCAAGCAGAGGACATCATTGAAGCCAATGACGTTCGTAAGGCAACAGCACAGTTGCGTGGTTCAAATGCTCAGACGTTCAACGGAATGTACATGGGTTTCATTCACCCAGACGTTTCGTACGATCTTCGCCGTGAAACCGGTGCAGCTTCGTGGCGTGACCCACATAACTATGTGGACACAGCGAACATCTACAATGGCGAAATCGGTGCGTTTGAGGCCGTTCGTTTCATTGAGACTCCTCGCGCCCCACTCGATTTGACTGGTGGTTCAGCTTCAACAGTTGATCTCTATTCAACTCTTATCATGGGTCGTCAATCGTTGGCGAAGGCACACAGCATCACAGATGGCAACGGAGCATATCCGAAAGTTGTCCGTGGTCCAGTAGTGGATTCGTTGATGCGTTTCAATCCGATTGGTTGGTACTGGTTGGGTGGCTACGGAATTTTCCGTCAGGCAGCTATCCGTGTTCTCAACTCGTCGTCTTCGCTTGGTGGCGCATAAACCCCATCTAGTTGAAGTAATTTAATAAATGTAGGGCCAGGCAGTTCCCCTTCTGTCTGGCCCTACTTTTGTATGGTGTATGATGTATAGTGTCGTCTGAAAGGTTTTTATGTCTATTTCAAATTATGCTGAATTAAAAATTTTGGAACACACCACAGGTAAAACTTCGTGGACTATGCCGACAACAACGTATGTGAAATTGCATACTGCTGACGCTGGTGAAGACGGCACATCTAACGCCGCAACTAATACGTCACGCCAATCGGCTTCTTGGGCTACTGCTTCGTCGGGTTCAATCGCAACATCAGCGACAATTACTTGGACCAATGTTTCAACAACAGAGACTTATACGCATTGGTCGTTGTGGGATAATTCGACTGCCGGTAACTGTTTGTGGACTGGTGCTTTGTCGTCGTCTGCTGCTGTAACTGCTGGAGATACTTTTCAGATCACTTCGCTTACGCTGTCTCTCGACTAGCCGGTAGGGGAATAACCCCTTATGGCACAAACAGCGGTCACGGGTTTTACTGAAGCGTTTGTTCAAACCGATCCGTTTTATCGGGGAACATATAAAGCTACGGTAAGTCGTAGTGCTACGGGTTCGGGTGCGGGTACGCAATCTGTGGCGCATAAAGCGTCGCAAACCCGTTTGGGTCAACTCACAGATTTTGGTTTCCCGTACAACAATGGTGGCCGTTTCTATTTAGGTTTTGCAACTGTTCAAGTTACTGCGACAGGTTCGGGTACAGGTACACAAACTGCTTCAGGTTTCAAATCTAGGTCTGCTACTGCGACAGGTTCGGGTACTGGTACAAGTTCTGTTACTCAACTTGTGTCAAGGTTGCGTACCGCTACGGGTTCTGGTACGGGAACGGAAACTGCTGCAAGTTTTGTTACAGCGATTAGAACCGCTACAGGTTCGGGTGCTGGTACACAGTCTGCTGTTGGTTTGTCTGTTGTTATTCGAACCGCCACAGGGTCGGGTGCGGGTACTGAAACTGCTACTGGTGTTCGTTCGGGGTTCAGAACCGCTACAGGTTCCGGTAATGCGACAGCGCAAAGTGTTGCTGTCGGTTTACATATCGCACCGAGAACCGCTACAGGTTCGGGT